AACTTCACCCGAATCATCGTGGGTGATTGCTTCATTAACAATATCGTTGATTGCTTCTTCCAACTCTGGATGGTTGGACATTTCACGATAACGTGTAATTAATTCCAGCTCGTTACGAACCGCGCCTTCTAGGTCAACATATGTTCCGTAGTAAGCGTTTTGCGTGATTGTTACTGCACCATCGTCTAGTGCAGCAGTAGGTAAAGTAAATGTAGGTTGTTCAGGTCTTTGTACCTCAACAACACTATCTCTACCTATCGTAAATCCAAAAAGTTTGATAGCTATTTTAGGTGCCTCTCATTCTAAAAATTAAAAAAGTAGGAGGAATTTCTCCTCCTACTTATTACACTACGGCGTCATCAACCGATTCCCACCACTGATAACTTAGTGAGACACTAAATTCTTCAATGGTGTCATTAGAACCCCAATCAACATCGATTGGTGTAATATCGGACGGGAACAAGCCAATAAATTTATATTTCTTAATAGCTTCACCAGCTTTACTGAATTGGGTAACAGTACCGTCAACTGTATAACTGGTTGGTGTTGTTGCACCAGGATTACGAACGTTTAATGCATGACTGTTCATTGAAGCCATCCAACGCTCGAAAGCGTTACGAATCATAAAATCTTCATCGTTGATAACTGTAATAGTCCAGTCTGCGAAAGTTCTATTGCCGGCGAATTTCAACTCGCGACCAAAATACTGAACAGGAACTACACCGATTGTTGAACCGGGTAGTTGTGCAGTCTTACACATGAATGTTAATTTTTGTTGTGCGTTTTCTGGATTAGAGAACGCAGGGAAAGGCATAGAGACTTCAAACAGGTTTGGGCGGGCGCCGTCACCTGTCATTTGACTTCTAAATTGATTTACTGAAAATGCCATTTGTTATTCTCCTGTTTTCTCTATTATTTAGGCTGCTCTGCCAACGATTTCATCGAATGAAACGCCAGAACGAACCGCAACAAAGTTCAGTTGAATGAAGTTTGTACTTCTTGCAGGCTTAATGTAAATGTCACCAACAAATTCGTTTCTATCAATTACGTCAGGCGTATTGTTTGTTTCATCACACACAACACGGAAGTCAGTAATACCGCGGCGTCCTTGAACGTCACGTAGATATGGTTCAACTAAGTTTACAAACTGAGCGCGAGTAAACTGGTCGTTGAATTCGAATAGTGAAGAACGAGCCGCTTTAGCAATTGATTTCTCAAGTACAATGAATAGACGGCGAACATTAATTCTGTCGAATGCGGATGGACGATTTGTCAAAGTCTTGTCACCGAACAATAGTGTACCTTCACCAGGGAAAGTAACGATTGGGTTAACGCCCTTAGTATACAAGTCATCACGGTCAGCTTTAGTTGGATTCCAAGCAAGCTTAATTACGTTACGGATTGCGCCACGGTTTAGACCAGCAGGTGAGAACCATGGGTCGTTAGTCAAGTCTGTGCGAGCGCATAGACCAGCGATATCGCCGTTTAGAGGAACCCAACGATATGTGTCGTTGTACTTGTCGTATTGGTATTTCCAACCAGAATCCATTACGGCATATGTTGAAGAAGACAAGGAAGCTCTGTAAGCTAGAATGTTAGTAGCTTCTGTTCCAAAACTATCTACAACGTCAGACTTCTCTGGAGACAAGAATACAACGCAGTCTTTTCTATCTTCAGCAATAGTGATTAGTGCTTCAGAAACTGTTTGACCAGCAGGACCAGAAACGATTAGAGAAATATCAACTGAGTCTGGATTAGATACTTGTGTGTATGCGTTAGCAACGTTTCCAGTAGAAACGGTACCGTCAGCACCACCAGATAGTGTTGTTGCAACTCTAGATGTTAGGTTTGCAAATGTTCCACTTGAAGAAATGCTACCAAAAGTGTTACCAGTAGCGGCAACGTTTTCTGGATGTGACAACCACCAAATGTAACGTGAACGTTGGTTTAGAACGTCTTTATAATAGTTTGTAGAACCATCGAAGGTTTTAGCATCAGAAGCCTTAGAAACGAATGCGTACTTTTCTAGAACTGTGTTTGCAGAACCAGTAAATTTACCACCAGCATCTAGAATGATGATGTGTAGTTCATCGTTGGAACCACCTTGTTCGGAAACATAATCGGATGTTGCAGGAGCATCAGTAAATGCGCCAGCGTGTGTCCAACCAGAATATGTGTTTGCATCAGCAACTTCAATACGAATTGAGTTACCTAGTGCGCCAGCATATTTTGCGGCAAAAACACCGTTGGTGTTTGCACCACCTGCGTGATTTGTATCGTAATCGCTTTGATTCTCAATCAAAATCGCAACACCATTAGAAGTGGCGTTACGAGAAGATGCGGCTGATACTGCGCGAACAACTTTTAAATTGTTTGAGTAAGCTAGAAAGTTTGCTGCCGAAAACCAATATTCATAATTGGTTGATGTTGGTTTACCAAAGGTATCCGCCAAACGAACTTCGTTAGAGATTGTAACGACCTCATTTGCAGGACCCCAGGCAAAAACACCAGCAAATGCGCCAATAGAACTGGCAACTGAAGGAACAACGGAAGTCAAATCGACTTCTGAAACGTTTACTCCTGGTGATAATTGAAATGCCATGGATTTCTCCTTATGTTATTTTTGAAATCAATTTTTCTTTATTGTCTATTTAGTTATTTCATAATCTTGACGAAGGATACCCACCAAACGCACTCGCAAAGTCACCATTTCTATCATTATTTGACCAAACGTCTCCGCCTTCCACCATAAATTCTTCTTGTTGTCCATCGTCAATAAAACCAATGGGCAACATTTCTTCTTCAATCTGTTTAATTTTTTCTCTATAGATAGCTTCTCTAAGATTTACGTCAGTAATCTCCTTAAAATAGATATTTGTTGTTAACCATGAGAACAAAACTAGAGGCATGACCAAGTCATCATGGTAACCCTCATCAGCTTCATACGAATTTTTCTTTTCGATGAATGTTGATATTTCAGAAATCACATCCGCATCATGTATTAGAAGTTTCTTTTCTTCAACCAAAGATTTGAAGTTGAAACAACCAATTCGTTTTACCCGTTTATCGGTGACCACACCTAGTTGTGTTTTGCCCGCGCCTGCAAAACCACCAGAAACTCTTTGACCTTTCGAATCTCTATGAACAAAAAGTATGTTTTCATATTCGTATTCTGAGTACAAGATGTGTGCAACTTGTTCAGAAGTGTTTACTTCGATTAAAATGTATGCATCATTAAACTGTTTTGCAAGTTTATGAATAACCGATGGATACAACATAGGTGCAATTGTATTATCTCTGTATTTACCCACAAGTTTGTATGGTACTTCCGTTACATCAACAATTACAAATGCAGAATAGTCACCACCAACACCCTTCGCAGTATCTGCAATAATCACATATGTATGAGGTTTGACAACAATCTTACCAGAATCATCACGCTCACCTTTAATCGGATACTCATACAAATCTAAACCTTGTTCTGTCAACACAGGATTATTAAACGACATTTGTTCAATAATATCACCACGAATCAATGTGAGTGCAGAACCAAGGAACTTACACAAGACCTCTTGGTTGTATTTAATTTCACCAAGAACTTTCTTCTGTTCTTCTGCCCATTTCACATCACGACCAGGAATCTCCCAATATGGAATAAACAAAGGTGTGAATCCGTTGCGACCATTTTCTGCATCGTTCCAAAACTTCCAGAAATGGTTGTAACCAAGTGGTGTAGAAGTAATTAGAATCTTTGTTGTCATACCAGCAGAGACAACAGGATAAACCGCAGTAAAGAATTGGTCTGCGATATTGTTTGGAATAATCGCAGCTTCGTCAATATACAACATGTTTACGGACTTACCACGAATACCAGATGCAGTAGTTGCCGCAGTAAAAACTTTTGACCCGTTTTCTAATTCAATGTCGCCTTTGTTCCAAGTTTTGATACCTTGTTGCATCCAAAGAGGAAGGTTCTCATACATCAACTGATAACGAGATAAAATTTCTCGAGCAGTTTTATCTTTGTTTGCGAGAACAGCTACTTGTTTGGATTCTTGAAATAAAGTATACCAGAGAATATATGCCGCAGCGGTAGTTGTTTTACCAGCTTGACGAGATTCCATAATGATAACTCGGCGGTTATCGTGTATGGTTTTTATCTTTTTCTTTTGGCAATCATACAATTTGAATTGTTGAATACCGTGGTCTAGTGTGACAATATAACAGTAATTGTCAATAAAATAGACCGGGTCTTCCAAGCACTTTTGATACTCTAATGCTTGTTCTTCCGTAAATGATATATTAACGCCAACCTTTTTAAGATTGGCGTTGCCAAGATAACTTGTGTCAGACATTACTTAATTAAACTAGTCAAGAACCACTTGTGTTTTTGATGTTGGTCTAAAAGGTCTTGTAAAAAGTTAGAAATTGCAGGTTCGTCTGCTTGTTCGGCGAGAACAATGCCAGCACGAAGCTGAGTAATCATTTTATCGTTGTCCATCATTAATTGCGCGAACATTGCAGTTGCATTAGGAATATTTTGATTTTCTTCAATGGCAGATAACTCCATCATTCTAGAAAGTCCTGTTGGTGCATATGCTCCCAACATACGAATTTTTTCTGCAATGATATCTACATTGGCAAAAACAGCGGCATAAAAACCACCAAGATATTCGTGATACTGAACGAAATCTTTACCTTCGATGTTCCAATGAAAAGAATGTGATTTGAAATACAAACCAAAATTTGTTCCCAAAATTACTTTCATTTGTTGAATTAGTTGTTCCATGTTTTTCCTTATTTGTTAGATTTGATGGCCTTCAACAAATCGGCAGTAGAACCTACGAACACTGCTTTGTCTATATTAACATCACCACCATTGGGTTTATCTGTAGAGATAACCAAATCTTTTTTACGTTTTTGTATTTCGAGTAAATCTTTATTTAGGTCAGCCAGGTTCTTCATCATAGTTGCCATAACTTCGTAAGCTCTAGGATGTTGTGAACCTCTTGCAACAGCAGCCAATTCTGTTATTGCTGTTGAGCCTGCACTAATCAATTCTTTAATATTTTGACGAGCCAATTCAGTGTCTGTTTCCACCACACTATTTGATGGCGACTCAACAATTTCATTTTTGATTGTTGCAGGAACAAGAGCCTCTTCCACAATAGGCTCTACGTCCAAAATACTTGCCAAATTTTCATTTATTTTTTTCATAATGTATCTGGATAATTTGTAATTGTTTCAGAGAAACCAAACTCATCATCTACGTTTGCTGTTGGAGGGTCTGGTTGAACTGTTATTGTACTAATCAAAGAATTTGCATCCAAACTATTATTTGCGTAAATGTTTGTTATTGCAGTTTCAATAATTGGTACAGTATTACCACTACCATCGGGTGGTTGAACTGGAGGCCAAATATATCCTTTTGCGGTAAATTCTAAATCCCACATGATTAATCTTGTGGTCATCATGTCACCCTCATAATCAACTGTAGAGTTTACCGAATTCAAAATAACTGGCATGTCATATTTTTGGTCCATCGCACCAATAAAATCAACAGTTACAGTAAAGTCTGGTGTAAAGAACGGCAAAATCTGTTCTAGTATTTGTGTCCCATCTTCTGTGTTACGAACGTAAATAGAAAGAGAGAATTGAAAATCATAAGGAACAGGAACGTATTGCGACCTTACTTTTGCTGGACTACCAGAAAATGCAAAATTTTGAATTGTCGATAATTGTTTTCTTGTCATATCATAGTTCATACTGTCTAAATTAAAAGACATTCTAGGAACTATGGTGGCAATCGACTTAGTTAAAGTTGGGTCTGATGATAAACGTGTAATATATTTTTCTTTTGCACCATAAGATAAAGGCACACGTAAACGTTGATGTTCAGTACCTTGTTTATCGTATCTGTACAAATGAATATCGTTAAACATCGTACCAAAAGCCACAACAACTTTTCGTATTGTTCTATTATAAAAATGTGCGTTACCTAACATTATGCCTCACCAAATGGGTTGCGTTCTGTCCAATCCAATATTGAATCGGCTTCTGTTTCTACTCTGTTGTTGTCTACAATGTCTGAGAATACATCGTCTGTGGTTGTCAAATCTGAGTAAGCGTTTACTGCATAAGATGCACCAGATTCCAAACCTTTTACCACTCTTGGACTTGTTTGGAAGTCTCCTTGTACGCGAATCAATTGTGCTGTCTTAGGATTAGATGTTAAATCGGCACTGAACAATATTGCTTGGCCTGCGGCATTAGCAAGGTCTGTACCATTGTAAACAATCTCATTTTCAATATATGTGCCTGAACCATACTGAAAAGTAATTTCGGTTTTTGGATACAAGTTAAATATCTGTTCATCGACTTGTTCAACGCCAGTTTCAATAATTTCATTAGAGAACACATATTGTTTCATCTTTAATGCATATACGTATACGTTGCCACCTCGACCTCTACCTAATGTGTGAAACATTGCTTGGTCGTTTTCATGTTCAACGAATGTTATTTCAAAAAAGTTTTGTACTAGTGGAATATAAACAAGGTCGCCTTCTCTTGGTCGAATTAAAATAGGATTAAAACCGGCTGTTGCAAATTTAAATCTTCTGCGAGACACCAACATAGTGAGTTCATCACGAATTTCTAAACCAAACTTAGAAATAAAATCACCTTCACCGTCCATGCCGGTCACGTTTTCCATATACATTTCAACCGGATATGCATTCACATATTGTTTCAACGTATCTTCACCATACAAATAATCAATTTCATTATTTGCGGCAGAAGAACGAGGCAAATAAAAAACATCCATGCCTTTTATTTGCATAGCTTCAATAACCAGGTCTTCAACTAAAAGTTGTTCACTGGTTATTTGACCGGCAGGAAAGTTATTGAAATAAAAATTTGTTGACATATTAACCTATGAAAATCTCAGAAGGCATACTTGTAGTGTTGTATGTAAATTCTTCAAGAGCTTTTAATTCTTCGGCGGCCTCATCGTAAATTTCTTTTCCGTTTAGAGTAACACCGCCAGGTAATTGAATGCCACCAAACTTTTTCATGTTGTTGCCCCATTGATATTTAATTTTTGCGGTAGCATAAGATTTTAAAAATCTATCATTCCAAACATCAATCATACCAGTAATTGTCATATCAATACCACTATTTGATGTTGTTGGTGTGCTGATTAGAGTCAACTCTGTAGGTGATTTAATTTTATCGACCTGAATTGATTCGGTACCAAAATTGACAATATCACCTTCGCAAAGTTCTTGGTCAAAAATTGTACCTGAACCAGTTACTGTTTTTGAAGTATTGCTCAAAGTTGCGGTACCAGTCAGTGTAACAGTATCTGGGTTTAGTTTACGATAACATTCGATGACAACATACTCACCAACATTAAAATCTCTTGTCCAGTCTACGTCTAAGAAAAGTTTATTTTGTTTTCTATTAAATCTAAATTGTGGTTTACCAGCAAACAACATTTGTAATGTAGTTAAATGTTGCATTGTAATTTCATATGACACATAAGATACAGATGTGAAATCATACAAATCGTGCAAACGTAACTGATAACG